GCTATGTTCTCTGGTTGGATGGCTTCTTGCGCATCTGCGATGTACTGGTTTACGGCGGTGTTGTAGTTGTTGACCCTATCGTTTACCTTCTTCTGGTACTGTGGGTCATCGTACGCGATATCACTGGTAGTCAGTACTCCGCTGTAGTACGACTCCGGGGTAGTGTAAGACACCGTTATCGGCCCGTATGTTATCGTGTACGTCCGAGAGTACGCCCCACCCCTTACCCAGATTACCCCATTAGATGCTGAACTATCAACTAAATCATTACTGGTTGGATTAGGTAAGTGCCCTTGTATGGACAGTAAGATGTAACTACCCACGGAGACAGCCGAGCTGATCCCCTGCTTAACCAAGTCGGACGCTGTGCTGTTAAGGCTGACGGGAAACAACTCCTGCTGTTCCCTGTCGAACATCATAAGGCGCGGGATGGTGGCCGTGGGGGATGCGGCGGTGCAGTAGTACACCGAGTAGTCAACCCCGGTGGAAGCCATAGTGTACTCGCGGAACCACTTGAGAAGGCCGTAGCTGGCTGCATCAGGAGGAGAGGCTAGCGCCTGTTTGTCGAGGAACACTGAGCCACGGCGCCTAGCCAGCCCACGGATGGGATCGCTGATGAAATTTACTTGCTCATAATGCTGGCCGGACAGTCGCTCGTGGGGCACCTGCTCACTCACGCCCCGAACTAGGCTCGTGTACGCCCCTTTAAGTTTCGACATTAGAACCTCCTAAGTCCCCTGGTGTAGCCCGTGGTCACTCGCATACGGGCACGGCGCCCGCCTACCCCGCCCTGGGACAGCATGTTAGGCTGAACGAAGCGGGTGTGCTCGGCGTTGCAGGCGCGGTACGTTTGTTGGAAATCAATCTGAACCTGCTGAACACGAAGCTCATCGGCATCGTACGACTCCACGAACCGAACCAGGGTAGCCGCCCGTACCAAATCCTGAGCCGCCCAGGGCAGGTCTAGGAACGGGATAAGGCGGATGATCGACACGTCTACCGGGGTATCGAACAGAATGGACTGTGAGTCCAGGTTGTACAGACGGCGGCCTCGCTCAGAGTACCGCTGTTGGCGGTCTGATGGGTCAACCGAGAGGAAGTCAGCAGGCAGCGCGATATGTCCGGTAGTTGAGTCCGGCTGGAGTGTGACCACCTCTCGGTTGAACCACCACCCCTGCGCCTGCACGCGTGAGTTTGCCGCACGCAGCAGCTTGAGGGCGCCTGCCACGAGAGGATGATCTTGCTGTATTGAATTGAGGGGCGTTTCCCCTAGCGTAGCAAGGCAATCGTTTATAACGTCCAACTCGCGTAATCGCATGTCGGCCTCCTAAAGCAAAAAATCCCCAGCCAGCGCATGGCCGACCGGGGGAAGGGAGAACTGTTACGGCAGCAGGATAGCGCCTGCGTACTCGGGACGGTTCGGGGTGACGCTGTAGGACAGGTGGCTGTCCACGAACCAAGACTTGAACAGCTTGTCGTAGAACACGTCGGATTCGAGCGGGATAGTCTCACCAGCCAGCAGGGCACGCGGAGAGAATACGAGGCCAACGATGTTGGAGAAGTCGCCGTCAAACGCGGTGCCGAGGTTGTGACCAGAGATAACAGCCTGCGGGATGTTGTTGGTGCTCATCACCGGAACGCCGAATGCGGACAGAACCTTGGTCTGGACTGAGTTGCCTTCGGAAGTGATGTACTCGCCGTTGATCAGTTGCTCAGACTGGAGCAGGGTGTAGTACTGCTCGGGGGTTGCGAAGATGACCAGATCGTCAGCGATGGGATCAACGTCCTTATTCTCAAACCCGGTGAACAGCTCGGCATAGGCGCGGTACAGCTTAGCCGGATCAAGGCGATCCACAGCGGAGGTGAAGGTAAAGGTGTTGCCGCCCTCGTGGCCAGAAGAGCCATACGGAGAAGTAGCAAGCTGGGCTGCCTTGGCTGCCTGGATGAAGAACGACTGGTCCTTGAACTTGGCGATCTTCTTGCCGTGCTCGGTGGCGATCTCCTTACGTGCATCGAAGTTAGTCTGGAATACGTCGAGCAGCGGGAGCGCGTTACGAGCGTAGATCACAGTGTCGATGGTCAGAGAGAGCTTGGAGAAGTCGGTGCTAGCAGCAGCCGGGGCTTCGCCGGGAGTGACTTTGCCGAGGGTAGCTTCACCAACTGCATAGTTGCTCACGGTGGCGGTGCCCTTCACGGGGCGGACCGGCAGCCAGGACTCGGTGGCGGACCGGCGGGCGATGGTGCCCTCGACCTGTCCGGTGAACTCCTCGATTACGAGGGCAAGCGGATCACCCTGGGAGTTCTGCTGGTTGGGTTGGGTAAGGTTCCAAGTACCTGAAACGGGCATAGTGTGCTTCCTTTACTGGTTGTGGGGTGGCGGGCCAGACAGGCCCACCTGGATAATCTTCTTTATAGAGTAGCAATAAGGTCAGGCTGCCCAACACTAGCGAGCGCGGCGCTGTGCCAGTTGCCGGTACTCGGGAGTTTTTTGATAGCCCTCGCCTACCTTGCGATACAGCCGCTCCGCCTCCTTGGCGAACTCGACGCGGCTAATGGGGCCGCTTGGCGCCGAGGCAGCCGGGGTAGCTGCTGCCGGGGCTGCTGGCTTGCCCTCGAACTCAGTACCCTGGGTATTGCGGTACGAGCTTACGAGGAACTGCGCGGCGATCTTGGCGCTGATTCCGCCCTTCTGGAGCAGGGCGTTGATCTCCTCTTTCTCCTCCGGTTCGGCGTTGTCCTTGGCCCACGTGACAACCTCTTCCCACTGGTCCTCCCCGCCAGCAATCTCGATCAGGGCCTTGCCAGTCTCCGCTAGGTTGCTTTGCTCCTCCTCCTGGTACTTCTCAAAGCTGCGCTGCGCAAGGTCGATGATCTTGTCGGCGCCAACGGCACCCTTCTTGAGCAGTTCTACCTCAAGCTGGGCGAAGTCACCGGACAGGGCTGCCTTTACTGCGGGGTTGTCGTGGTCGAGGCCCTGCTCACCGATGTAGCTAAGCACGTAGTCTAGCGTAGCATCCCCGGTCTTTTCGTACTCAATCGGCTCCGGCGTTTCCTCGGGTTCCGGGGCTGGCTCGGGTTTCTGAGCCGGCGCGGGAGCTGGTGCAGGGGCTGGCGCAGCGGGTGCGCCGCCGCCCTCTTCGCCTTCGGGGCTAGCTTCGGCTTGATACGGACCACGGTTGAATCGGATCATTGCTGAATCTCTCCTGTTGCTTCTGCTTGTTGAGCCGCCAGCGCTTGCTGACGTGCTTGTCTGGATTGTGTTACTTGGTCCTCTGTGTTGACGTACTCGTCAGCGTCGAGGTGCCTGTTCGCGGCGAGGCCACGCAAGATCGGACCGACCTTCAGCCAGTCACTTACCTCGGGAGGGAGACTGGTGATGTTGGCCACGTCTTGGATGAACAACTGAATGCGCTCCAGCTCGGCAGCCCGGCTAAGGGCGTCGAAGCCAGTGATAACCAGCGGCTCGATCTGAGTTCCTTCAATCTTTACTTCGGCGCCGCGCAGCAAGTACCTAGCAAGCGGTAGCTGGAAGCTGCCTGCCAGTCTGCTGTACACGCCGCCGAGTCCCGTCTCCAGCTCGTTCGCTAATGCCCTGATCTCCGTAGCCGTGACGCGCTCGGCGTCTCGGGTCACAGAAGTCAGGAGCAGGAACCCACGAGAGAAGCGGTTGATCGACTCCTGCATGATCGAGTTCACGACCTGCATGTTATTGCCGACCTGCGCTTGTAGTACGCTGATCTCCCCGCTAGCGCCTGACAGTGCGTCCCCATTCTCGCCTTCTGCGATGTCCTCAGGGCGGGTAGTGCTGCTGGGGTTTACGAGGAAGCGCCAGACTGAGGCCAACGCGGCGCCGTCAGAGAGGGACTCGGCGAATTCTGTGATACTGGTCAGCTCTCCGACGTACTCCTCCACCAGCCCCACGCCGTAGTTATGGCGGGACGGTAGGGTCCATGCCTGCGGCTGCCACGGCAGGGTGTCGTAAGATTTGTACTTCGAGCTGTACTTGTCCGGGGGTAGCATGATATCGCCTACCCATTGGGTAACCGTGTACTCCCCGTTCGGCAAGCGGCTGATCCAGTGATAGTGCTTGACTTGCTCTTCGGAGTCATACGCACCGCGCTGGGTAGCCACCTCCTTCTGCACATCTGGGTCGAGTTCACCCATCGTGGTACACGAGCGGGTTACGATCTCCAGCAGGGTGCCGGTACGGCTGCGCTTCAGGACGTAGTCACGAAGCCCGACAAGCTCGAACTCATCCTTGCGGTGGAACACGGGCAAGCAGTTTCCAGTAACGATAAGCTGCTTGATCGCCTCGAATAGCGCTGGCCGCATCCCTCCTTTTGCCATATGCTTGATGGCAGCTCGCTCTCCCTTGGCCAGGGAGTGATCAATCTGCTTTGCCTCGACCCCCTGCTCCTCGAATTGGGCCTTGAGTTCTTGTCCAATCTCCAGCTTGAAGAACGGAAACCCTGGCTGGAACAAGCCAAGCATGATTTTGTTCGCAAGATGGTTCACGGCTTGGGCACCGACCGAGTGGTGATCGAGGCGTAGTTCCCAGTCGCCCTCCTGGTACTGCTCAGGCGGGAAGATATACGGGAGGGTCAGGCCGGAGTAGTGCTCAATCCTGGTAATCATGGCCTGACGTTTGGTGTCCAAGGCCATGAACCTGTGCTCTGCTGTGCGGTAGTGGTTCATGGCTTACCTCAAATACGGATGGATGGCGAGGAGCTAGAGGTGCCCGACGAGGTGAACTGCTTACGGCGCTTGGCGCGGTCCGGCGAGTAGCTAGAGCCAACCTCCACGTCTGCCTCCTCTCGGATGAAGTCGTTACCACTCTCCTCTACCGCAGCCTGCTGGAGCTGTTCTCTCTGCTGCTGGGAGGCGAACTGCTGTGCTGCACCCTCGGCCTGCCATCGGGCGTTCTGTGCAGAACGGTCCGCTGCTCGCCTGGACGCCGCTGCGGCCTTCTTGGCAGCGGCCTCCTGGGACTTAATGGCCTGGGTCTGTGCCTTGAGGGCAGCCTCCTGAGCGGAGGTGTCGATCTCAGGCGCATCGGGCATGTCTGGGGAAATGAAGTCCCCAATTCCGCTAGCAAGGGACTCAAATGGTTTTGCTACTGCCTTGAATGCTTTTTTTACGAATCCCACGGTAGCCTCCTAAATTCGGATTGAGGGTGAGTTGCTGGATGTATCCACTGGTCCGGTATAGGAGCCGCGCTTACGTTTGCGGGAGCCAGATAAGTCAGCGTCGTCTCCAACTCGGATATCAGCGTCATCCTCCTCCTCTCCGATATCCTCCCCTACATCCTCTGCATCGGAGAATTGCCGGCGTTGGTTGCTGTGAGCATCGCGAAGTGCGTTTACGTTGGTGTTATCGAATGTCTCGAAGTCCTCTACGTCAACTGCTCCGAAGTCCTCTGCTGTGCGGGTAGTGGGTGTTGGCTTGTCTACCGGATTGCTCTTTGCATCAGGCTTCTGTGCAGCAAGCTTCTGTTTCATCTTGGGTATAACCCCATCACCTACTGATAGTCCCATAGTCAATCTCTCTTGTCAGTGTAATTGCATCTAATTTGAACCCCGCCTTGGTGTACAGGTGAGCTAGTGCTCTGTGTCTCTCTGGAGAATCGGCTGCTAGAGTTCCAACCCTAGCTCGTACACACCCCATAGCCTTTCCGACACAAGCGATTGCATCGGATATATCTTGCATGGTAGCAGGGCCTTCTCCGTACTTGAAGACGAACTCTTCTAGAAGGTACTTCTCATCAGAGAACCATGTATAGCCTACGTCTAATCCTATAACGTATTTATCATCTACGAATAGGACAAGTAAGTTCTCTTTTATGTAAGATAGTATTTCTTCTACTGGTTTAGGCTTTACGTTCTTCTTAGTATGAAGCTTATTGAACTCTGTTATTGCTTGAAGGAGTATATTATCAGACATTCTTAGCTGGTCAGCGGTGCAACAGATACGGTTTTTGTCTAAGCTACTGAATCTAGTTGGATTCTCCAATGACCCATCCC